ATAGTTGGCGGAATTACGTGTGGTCTTTACATTCATGATATTGGTGCTGCTAAGGGAAGTGCGGTAAACTATTCCGTCATCCCGTCCGGATACTCATATAATACTACGACCGGCCATAACATCAGTGTAAGTGCCCATAAAGTGATAAGGGCTGAAGTTGGTGGCACAACTACGGCTAAACAGGTTGTAGTAAGGCTGTTCTGCGAGGCCACCTGAGCATGACCAACCTATACGTCTTCTGGAGGAAGGGCACCGATCCGCCCTCTCCCTGGACTAGGCTCACGAGGACTAACCAGTATCTCCGGTTCAATGGAACCCCAGCGAATCACTGGAGCCAGACAGGAGCAACCACTCACACTCACCCATCTGCATCGATCAATGTGGGAAACTCGGTGCACGGGGGAGAGCACGGAACCCGCCAGACCCCTACAAACGATTCAATCATGGGGACGCATAACCATCCGGTCGCGGGGTACAGTATCGAGAACTCCAATAACAACAATCCGCCGGGGTGGGGTCTTGATATCATCTATATGGACATGGCGACCTGGGAGAGTAGCGTTCGATCTTTCCCAGAGGGCTCTATCATCATGTCCAATGGTGTCCTGACGGACGCCAGCCTGGAAAGATATAGTTCTGCAGATGGAAAATATATTGTTCATACTACCCCGGAAACCACAGTAGGTACAACTACCCCACAAAAGCATACTGTGTCTGGTAGCCTCAGTGAAGTTCAGGGGGTGGTCTTCTCGGATGGGTGGTTTGTGAAGCAAACTGGAGACCGTGCTCTTCATCACGGCCACACCTTCAGCATAGCTTCTGAGGCCAAGTACGTCGAGCCCCGGAACCTGGTGACAAGGCTTTACCATGCCCTGCAGAACACTTCCAGGGCGGTGGCTGGCAGCGTGGTATTCGTTGACGGCTCAGTCGGCGCCAACTGGGAGATCCTGACTGGTTGGGCGGGCGGAAACCTGAAGGCAGGCAACTCCGATCCCACAGTATCAGGATCGGACACGCATACCCATACTCTTTCGGGCAACAGCTCGACCTACAACGGCCCCAATGCGTTCAGCGACCTGTATTATGATCGCTACTGCTGGGATTACCATTACCACCCAATCACCGGCAGTCTGGCCGCAGCTAGTCACGTTCCACTGAGCCGATATATTGTACCCGCTCGGTTATTAAATACGCTACGGAAAATAAAATCGTATAATAACACACCTCAAATAATAGGTTTATAATCATGAATGAAGATATCGCTGAAAGCATTGGTATGTTTTTAGAAAACAAAATTCGCGAAAAGATCCTTAGTAATGTTCCGCCGCCTAACGCTGAAAGCACCATCAAACGTAAAGGATCTTCGCATACCTTAGTCGATGATGGTACATTGCTGGCAAGCGTTACACATGTTGTCGAAACTGACGGCGAAGACATCAAAATTACAATTGGAATTTTAGATCCCGAAGTCGCAGAATATGCTGCCCCAAACGAACATGGCGTTGCTTGGAACAATAGACCGAAAAAAGGAACAGAAAACGCACCGGGGAGAGAATGGTTTATACCACCACGATCTTTCATACGATCTACATTTGATGAAGAATACGAAAATGTATTAGCTGATATTGAAAAACAAATTGTAACAAATGTCAAGGCAAAATTAAGTGGAAAATAAAAACAAAAAACAATTAGAAGAATTAGAACAATCAAACGATTATTCTATTAACAATATAATATGTTTAGGTAAACATATAAATGAATTCAATAAAAATATAATTATATCAGGAGATTTATAAAAATGGTAGCTACAGTGAACGTTCAGGAGTATAACGGCGCCTCACCTGGTGTCGCTACAGTAATAACCCAAGGAAGATATTGCGCAATGGATTCTTATAATCCTGGTCTCAGCAATCCTTGTGTCGTACCGAGCACAGGTCTGAATTACAGTTATTGGAAGACCCATAACGTCGCATTTTCCGGAGACTTCACCCAGATTTCTAATATTCGTTGGTATACGTCCGGAAATGTAAAGACTAACTGGGCCTTAGGAACTAAGGGCGGATTATTTGTCGCAGTAAAGTCAACAGGAGATAATGGATGCCCGGTTGCTAGTTATGCTCAGGCTACTGGCGTTCAGGGAACTTCCGGCTATCCAATAAACGATGCAACAAATGGTCACGCCTACTATAAGTCAGGTTCTTCTAATCACGCAGTTCCTGTTAATGCGGACACTTATGTTTCGGCGTCAACTTTGCTTGTGGATAGCGGACCTTATACAACTGCCGCAAGTTGCAAGTGTGTCGTCACGCAAGTTGTGATTGATACTGATGCAACGCAAGGCGACAAGGCCTCGGAATCGCTCACATTTCGATATGATGAAATTTAATTTAATATTTTTATAAAATTAAATTCATAAATAAAACTTTACTTTTTAAGTTAAATATAAAAAATTAAAACAACTAAAAGTAAAGTTTATACAACAAAAATTAACAATAGAAAATATGACAAATAACCAATTTGCACTAGCAAAGACTTTATATACTAGTTATACGCACTAATAAGTATGTCAAAGCGTAATAAATCTTGTCAAAATAAAGATTGGTTATTTGATCAATATATAACCCAAGGAAAATCATCTGGAAAAATAGCCGAAGAAATTGGTTGCGGGGCATCAACAATACAACATTGGTTAAAACTTCATCAAATACCAATCCGTGATTGTTCTTCTAGCAAATTAAAACCAATTTCTCGAATAATAGAAAACAAAGAATGGCTTTACAGTCAATATATCATTCAAAAAAAGTCCGCAACAAAAATAGCACAAGAAATAGGATGTCAACAAGAAACTGTCTCACGCTACCTGCACAAGTTCGAAATTCCTATCCGAACACAATCAGAAGAAATAGGTGGCGACCGACATCCGATGTTCGGCAAACACTTTTCAGAAGAATCCAAACAAAAAATGTCATTAGCAAACACTGGACATGTTCTTTCTGAAGAAACAAGAAAAAAACTTTCCAAAGCAACATCTGGCGCCAATAATCCACGTTATGGAAAAACCGTTACACTAGAACAACGGCAAAAACAATCAGAATCAATGAAAAAATTTTATCGAGAACACCCAGAAGTTTTGATAATACAAAGTGAAAATAGAATTGGTGAAAAAAATTATAACTGGAAAGGCGGAATAAGCTTTGAGCCATATTGTCCAAAGTTTAATCAAGATCTTAAAGAAAGAGTTCGTGCTTTCTTTGATTATGAATGTATAACTTGTGGAAAGACAACCGAAGAAAATGGTAAAGCTTTATCAGTACATCATGTAGAATATGATAAATCTGCATGTTGTCACGGAAAACCAGTTCACTTCGCAGCAATGTGTCATAGATGTCATAGCAAAACAAACTTCGATAGAGAACGCTGGGAAGCTATGATGCATAGAATCATAGATGAAATTTATAATGGTCGTTCTTATTATACAAAAAAAGAATATAAGAAAATAAAACTAAAAAATATATAATAACAAGGAGAATAAAGACAAATATGAGAAATATAATATCTTTACAACCATCGGACATTGTAATACAAATAGTACCGAAAAACCCTAATGAATCGTTACAAGACACCGTATACCTCCCCGACAAATCAGAAGGATACATAGTACCCATAAATCTGTTTTTTGTAGACAACGTTGGTAAAGATTTTTGCGGTGCATTCGAACTTAAAACCATTTACTACAACAATGCCATCAAACGAGACATTATAAATGAACTATACGACAGTGGAAAAACTTTCGACATCTACATTAGACTAAATTCATCAAAAGAAAATATTGAAAGTCCAAAAGTCCTTCAAATCTTTAATGATGTTTCTATTAATGGACGCGAACTATTAATACCGGAATTCGGACAAATTATAACGTACCGCTATTATTTTACCAATAGTTCCGACCCCTGGAATATTCCAATAGAAAAAATTGAGGCACTTCGCCCACCTAACCAATACATCTATGATTATGCGGTTAGTAAGGCCATAAAAGACCAAACAACTGTCATAAAAGAAATCAAAGATGAAATAGTCAAAGAATTAATTATGCAACGTCCATTATAACTCGAGGTCCTTTATAATGAGTGCCATAATTGAATATATGTGGGTTAAAATTTACA